ACAGTTGTTTCACGCAAGAGTAGCGTGAAGCTCAGTGATGCTCTTGTCAAAGCCCAATTCCCAGAGGTCTATAGCAAATGTCTTATTGCTACAGCGCCTAGCAGATACCTTAAGATAATGTGAGGATTATGAAATGGCTATCGTATTGATAACTGCTGGTCTGATATTGGTCATGCTCAAACTTGCGTCTGCGATCGCTTGGAGCTGGCTTGTGGTTCTTATTCCATTTGTGGCTTGTGTTCTCATGTGGCTTATAAAAATCGTGATAAACGCGCTTACGGCATTCTTTCATAACAAGCAAAGACGTAAGTTTATAAAGTCGTTTGTACCTGAGCAGCGTGAGTTCGCAGAACACTTATGGGACTCGGATAACTAGATTACATATAGCATAGGTCGCCTATGCTATTCATGGGACTTTAGCTCAAAATGGTTAGAGCATCGGTCTTATAAGCCGGTGGTTCTCGGTTCAAGTCCGAGAGGTCCCACTACGCAATGTTGCGTATACACAAAAGGAACAATATGAAACAGCTTGAAACCAATGATCTCAACACGGCAGAGTATACCAAAATCTGGCACGAGGACGAACCAAAGTTCAATGCGCCGCATCATTTCTTAATCATGGATAAGGCTGAACGGTGGCAGATGAAGATTGACATGCAGGAAGGTCCTATCAAAGAATTCGGTGTGAATGGATGCTGTAATGAGGACCTGCTCAACATTGTCAAAACCCGGCTCGAAGGATTCCAGGCGTCTCAATTCGCGTGCCGTGAAAATGCCATCGCTCTTACCAAGATCGAGGAAGCATTACTTTGGCTTCATCATCGCACGAACAAGCGTGTAGCGCGGGGCGTCGAAGGAACTCACGTTGTCTAAACTGGCCAAATTCTTGGCACGTAACCATGCAAGTGAAAGCGGTCTAGCGCGTCTAGCAGCGACAGGTGCGACGACCGCCGAGGAAGCATGGGAGCGCGCCGATGACCTAGACCTCATCTGGGCGGTAACGCGCCCAGGTGTCATGTCTGCAAAGCAGCGCAGATACTTTCTGACAGAGGCAGTTCTCTCGCCTATAGAAAGCTTGCTGATTGATGAACGGTCCAAAAATGTTTTGCAGAAGCTGCGCGCAAATGAACCGATAACCGTTGCGGACAGGGCTGCATCATGGATGGCAATAGATGCTGCGGATGAGACAGCGTGGACGTGGTTTGCAGCATATGCGACAGCGGAGACCGCGGCATCAGTAGCGGCGTCGGATATGGCATATGCAGCATATTCTGCGTATTCGGCAACGGCATGGGCAATGAAGGCGAAACAAACTGAGCAAGCCGGATGGCTTAGGAAGAACTTTGTATTTAGTGATTTGAGCATAGAATAAGGAGAATGTATGTTTTTTTCAGACCGCGAGCACAGGCTACTGCTGATGGCTATAGGCCGTGAGCAAAGATTCATAGCAGATACTAAAGACCTAACCGATATGCTACCGGAATTAAACAGATTAGAAAAAAAAATAAATAGATTATGCAATGCTAAAACATTCGGCGACTTGAATATAAAATAATAAGGAGAAAACAATGAACACGGAACTTGAAATTTTTTTGCGCCGGAACGAGGCCTGCTCCGACATGATAACTCGCCTGGCGGCTCTCGGCGCCGAGACGCTGGCGGACGCATGGGACAAGGCCTC